CGGCGGTTGCGGAGTGCCGTCGTTGTTAAGTCTGTCCCAAAAAGCTACAAATCTGCTAGAATTATAGCAAAAGAGCCGCCTGTGTCCACATTCGGACTCCAAGCGGTTGCTAAGGGACTTCTTCGATGCGTTCGTGACAATGGTTACGAACAATTCGTGGATATTAATGACCAAACACATAACCAAGACTTGAGCGAGGTCGCGTCTATTGACGGATCGTATGCGACAATTGATTTGTCGAATGCTTCAGACAGTATTACTGAGGTATTTGCTCGGTCGGTGTTACCCGCAGACGTTCTAGACGCTATCGATGAATATCGGTGTGCGTATTTAGAGTTCTCGGGCAATTTCGCAGGCCAACGTAGAGTATCACAAATGTTCTCTACGTCAGGATCACCAATTACGTTCATATGCGAGAGCGTAATATTTTGCGCCATCGTATTAGAAGTAGGTGATATGTGTGCCAAAATAGCACGCATGAGGATTAGAAAGCCTCGCGTTTACGGCGACGACTTAATTGTCGACGACCGTATCTGTGATACAGTTTGCGAAGTCCTTCAAGTATTGGGATTCATGCCCAATATGGCAAAAACGTTCTCAGGCGCCACCAAACTGGGGCGTTACCGTGAGTCATGTGGTGAGGAGTGGTTAAATGGGATGCCAATGCATCACCTATACTACCCCCGAGCTTCTATCCGCTGTAATGCAGATGGTATTGCTTCGCTATGTGACCTACAACACAGATTCTTTGATAACTGGAAACTCCGGTTATTCCTCGTTGATGTAGTTCGAAGACTCGAGCCACGTATGACAGCACATTATGTTGGTGCTGTTTGTGACGATTTGTGGGATCTGATACCCACGGGGAAGATGTGTACTCCTAAGGAGCTTTCTCGCCTTGGTGACGAGGATGGTATCCACACGACACGCGAGAAGTACTTGGGGCTAATGACCCGGTACGACGTCAAACACCTTAATGGTGACGACTTTGACTTGCTATCGATGTGGTATTACTACAGCTACTTGAAATATGGTCCTCTTTATGCGGATCCATATTCGGAGTTATTGCGACTCTCAGTGAGTCGTTGCCGGTACACGGCTGACAGTAGTCAGTCCGAATCGGTGTGGTCATGGCGCGTAGAATAGCGCCATAGCCACAGGAAGAAAAGTAAG